TTTGTCCTACTGTTGCATTAGCTGAATATTTAGACTCAATGAATTTAATCATTGTTCCTTGATCCATTGGCCATTCCCATTGTGGATCAATGATATCATTTATTAATAAAACAGCCCAATGTTTTTCGGGTGAGTCATAAAATTTTGATGCTATAATTTCTGGAGTATCACTATCTTTTATATCGTACTCATAGTAAGTAACAGAATTCTCTTTGAATGAATTTTCAAATTTAAATCTAGTTAAAATATTTGTTATAGTATCTAAACTCTTTGAGTCTAGTTTAGAGTAATATAGTGTTTTTGGAAAATATCTAAAAAATCGTGCCATCTTACATTCCTATTAAACTACTTCTATTGGATCTAATATAAGAATCTTTAGTTTGAATTTCCGTTTCTTCAAATTCTAAAGATAGTCTTATACCAACTGGCATACCTGTACTTCCTAATTGTGGTCGCAATTGTGATGGAGTCTCATATGCAGCCCATTGACCAACAGCGGCGTAATCAATATCAATCATTTTTAATACACAAGTAGTGATTGGTGGTATGTTTGGATTTACATACCCATTATAATAAAATTTAATATCAAATTCAGATGGTGGTATCAAAAAGAATCCACCGGAACCAGATTTAATTTCTGGTGCTTGATGAAATCTTAATCTTTCTAAAATTAATTGTACCTCAGTAGCTTCACTTTCATCTCTAGGATAAAACATAAAGTCAAATCTAAAACTTCTAAATTGAGGTGCACTATAAATCATTTCCATCATTGGGTTCATAGCAAGACCTGTACCGGCTGCAAATAAAACTTTACCCAAATCACCTGAACTTTTAGCTAAAGCAGCTGCTGCAAATGGTGCAAGATTTTTTACACCTTGAGCTCCTTGAGCATTAGGATTATCACTACTTTTATAAGCATCAATAGCAGCTGCGCCAGCAGCTAAACCACCAGCTATACTCATTACATCACCGCCTGTTTTTGGCGTATCGTAACTTTGGTTATATGTGAATGTCAAAGTATCTGGCATGTAAAGTGCTATTGTATCAGTTGTTCTTCGAATTGTTCTTGTAAAAGAACTGTCTGATATTCCAGCAAAAGCAGATTTAACTGATTGTGATGCACCATTCAATGCACCACTTAGAAATTGTGAGAATGCATTACTGCCTGAATTACCTCCACCAAAAACATTACTAATACCAGCTTTAACACCACCAGATATAAAATTATCAACTGTTTTAGACAATCCAGTTTGTTCAATCTTGTTTAAAAGATCAGAAGCTACACCAACAATTGTACTAATGTTTCCACCAAGATTTGTTGATCCTTTTGTTGTAGCTAAACTGTTTCTATTTTGAAGCACTGTTGGTAAAACACCAGCTACAGTTTCACCTTTGAATTGTGTTTCTCTTTGTTCATTAATATGGATAACCATATAATGGCCTTTGTCATAATTACCTAAATCTGATGGATATCTGAATGTGTTAGATTCGTATTTTGACGAGTCTAATTTTTCAAGTGGACCAGACAATCCTTTACGAATGCCTCTATTTGTATTAAAAGATATGTCTGTTAATGAAAAAAATGCCATTTTTTGTCCTATAGTTAACTAGATATATTTATGTCATATCGAGGAACATTTACCCCTAAAAACACTTCAAAGTACAAAGGGAACGCAAGTAATATTATTTACCGTTCTTCTTGGGAGTTGAGAGTGATGAAATATTTGGATGAAAATCCAAACGTAATTTGGTGGGCGTCTGAAGAATTGCCAATACCTTATGTGTCACCTGTTGATAAGAAAGCTCATCGTTACTTTCCAGACTTCATTGTGCATTTGAAACTGAAGGGTGGCAAGACCACTACCTATATATTAGAGGTCAAGCCAGAAGCACAAACTAAGAAACCCACGCAAAAAAGACGAACAAAAAACTACATTAATGAGTCAATAACATATGCTATCAATCAAGAAAAGTGGCGAGCAGCTGATCTTTTCTGTAAAGAACACGGTTGGGAATTCAAATTGATAACGGAAAAAGAACTTGGTATTTGACATAAATATACGATGGCATATCTTTTAGACAGAATAAATCAGTCCTTACAAAAAGAAGGACTCACACCTCGAACTAATAAATCGAGGTCTTGGCTTCGTGCAAAAATTTCAGAATTAAATCCATCAAAACAAAACTTGATGGCTGATCGTCAAAGACAAAGAAGTAGTACTATTATTGGTAATATGTACTTTTATTTCTATGACCCAAAAACAAAGAATTCGTTGCCATACTACGATAGGTTTCCTTTGGTACTCCCAATAGAACAATACTCAGACGGTTTTCTAGGATTGAATTTACATTACATTCATCCAAAGCAACGAATACTTTTGTTAGATAAGTTAAGTCAATATGCGACAGATAGTCGTTACGATAAGAACACAAGATTGAAATTGAGTTATGCAGCTTTATCTTCTGCATCAAAGGCGTTTGAAGCACAGCCATGTATTAAAAGATATCTATACTCACATGTGCAATCTAGATTCTTGCAAATCTCTGCTGATGAGTGGGATATAGCGTGTTTATTGCCAATGGAAAGTTTTGTTGGTGCGAGTACAAGTAAAGTATATGCCGATTCAAGGAAAAAATTCTAATGTCATTTTCACCGCAGTTATTTCTTTCCAATGTTAAAGCAAAAGATGGCTTAGCAAAACCATCTCGCTTTGAAGTCATACTTCCAATTCCAACATATGTAAATTCTTTTATCGAACAAAGCATTTATGAAAAAATATTAAATGCACCGAATGCATTTTTCACAGACATAACATCTGGCATTAAAAATTTGTTTGGTGTTTCCGGTGATAAAGAAGATGAACAATCACAATCATCTAATGCATCAATTTCAAGATATTTGGCACTTCAATGTGAAACAGCTGAATTACCAGGAAGAACAATACAAGCTCAAGATGTGAAAATATATGGTCCAACTTTTAAAGTGCCATTCCAAACACAGTTTGAGCCAACAACTTTAACTTTTATATGCACAAACGAATTCTATGAAAGAAAGTTGTTTGATAATTGGTTAAACTGCATTATGCCTTTAGATACAAACAATCTTAGATATTCAAAAGGTACAGAGACTAGATATTTAACAAATATTAAGATTGTTCAATATGATGATTTTATTAAACAGATATATGCAGTAGAGTTAATGGATGCTTTCCCAATTGGAGTTGCTACACAACCATTAAGTTGGGGTGAAGATGGATTCCATAGAGTGTCCATACAGTTCGCATACCAAAAAACTAGAGTACTGTATAAGGGTGAATATGATATAGCAGCAGCTGCAACCGCATTGTTTGGAGTAGCTGGTGCTAAATTATTTGATAAAGCTGGAACTTCAGTTTCCAACGCTATCGGAAGAATTATTTTTTAACTAAGTGAGGATATAACATGGCTTTACCAAAAATTGATGTGCCAACGTATGAAACAAAATTAATTTCAAGCGGCAAAATTGTAAAATACAGACCCTTTCTTGTAAAAGAACAAAAACTATTTCTAATGGCATCTCAGTCTACAGATGAGAAAGAAACAGTTGATGTAATTAAGCAAGTATTGAATAATTGTATTTTATCGGATGTTGATGTTGATGAATTACCAACATTTGATTTAGAACATCTATTCATGCAACTCAGAGCCAGATCCGTTGGTGAAGTTGTTAATCTAAGATATAATTGTAATAACATTGTGACGAATGATAAAGGTGAAGAAAAGACTTGTGGATCATTAGTTAAGTTTGATTTAAATATTTTAGATATCAAACCTACAATTGATGAAAATCATTCAAGTAAAATTGAGATTAGTGATAAATTGGGTATTATGATGAAGTATCCAAATCTTAAATTAATTGATGGTATTTCAAATTTAAAAGATGAAGACATTGATACAGTATTGAATATTATTGTTAGTTGTATTGATTACATCTATGATGAAAATCAAATGTATTACGCAAAAGATTCTACAAAAGAAGAATTGACAGAGTTTGTTGAAAGCATGGAACAAAATGATTTAGAAAAAATTCAATCATTCTTTACTACCATGCCCAAAATTAAAAAAGAGTTAGATTTTAAATGTAAGAAATGTGGATATGAAGAACAGATTACCGTGCAAGGTATT